CCGTATGGAAATTGGTCAATCATTGCTCAAGGGCATCCCAAGCTCTGGCTTGTCAAGTACATTTAAATCTGCCACAACTCCAGACGCCAACCCATTCCTATCTGGTGTGGGCGCATACACAGCTCTGCAAGGTATAAAGCCAACTGGCGCAACAAGCTTATAGGGGTAACTTATGGATATTCAAGGTATTCTGGCAAGGCTTTCGGCGCTTAGTAATCCACTAGCAGAAGATTCATTGCCAAGAGACTTTAATTTACGACCAAAAACATCCTTTGAAAAAGTTGCAGCAGTAAACCCGCGTCAAGGTGGGATAGCCGCCGCCTTTTCTCCTGTTAATGACGCCCTTATGGGAAGAACTTCTAATTTAGGCATACCTCCTCTTTCTCCCATGACTGGAGACAGGTCAACAATTGGCGGGGAATTGTTGCAAGGATTGGGCAACCTCGGACTTGCTGGGGCAGAAGGTCTAAGAAGATCAGCCGAAGTTGTAGGGGAAATTCCGTTTGCATATGGTCGAATGCTTGGAACAGAAAGCCAAACTGGATACGACAAAAGAATCGGCAGATTAGCTGATGTTTTTGATGATCAAACAAGAATGCAACAAGGTCAGTTGGGTACAGGCTTTAGCGTTGCTGAACCTAGAACAGTTGTCGGTGGGCCTAGCTATCAACAAACCTCAACTGATGTAGATCAAGACGCCGCTATCAGGAGTCAGATTAGAGATGCTCAAGACATCACAGAAGAGACAGGTGTTTTTGGTGACATAACACAGCCAGGCATGGGCGTTCCTGATTTTGTTGGCGGTGCGCCAAGTGCCAGAGAAGAAATAGAGCAGGCTATAACTGCGGCAAGCGCTGAAGATGATGGTGATGTAACAATAGATATGCAACCAACTCTTGATGATGGTGGCGAAGAAGACGTTGCTTTAGGAACGGCAACTAAACCCAGTACGTCTAATGTAAAGGGCGCAGACACAGAGATCAAACAATCTACGGTACAAGCTCTTGACGATGTGCTAAAGCAGGTTAGGCCAGACGCAAAGCCGAAAGATTACGATGACTACATGAAAGAGTTTGCTGACTTAACAGGTCTTGATATTTCCGGTCAACCAGACAACAGTCAGGCTCTGATGGCTTTTGGGCTGGCTCTTATGCAGAACAAAGCTGGCAAAGGATTTAACGTAGGTCAAATGCTTTCCGAAGTTGGTTCTGCTGGCGAGAAGGCTATGCCAGCATTGGCGGCGGCTCGTAAAGAGGCTAAGACAACTAGAATCAAGGCGGCTGAATTTGCCATTACTCGCAAGGATAAAGATGAAGCGGCGGCTCTGAACAGGACTCATTATTACGCCATTCCAAAAGGAGAGGGCGGAGATTCTGCTATTTTGCAAAACTTAGGCAAAGCTCAATCTGTTCGCCTTAATGGTCAAGAGTTAAACTCTTTTATCAGTAGTAACAGTGGCTATGAGCTTATACCAGCGGATAATTATCTTGAAATCATAACAGAAGCGGCAAAACCAACTGATCTTGGAAAACCTTATTTAACAACCTTGCAGAAAACGCCTCTTTTTGAAGGTGCCAGTGATTTCTTTACTGTTAATGTTCAAGTTGCTGATGGAAATTACAAAGGAGAAAAGAGGCCCGATCTCGTTAAAGAAGAAATAGGCGTTTTAGAGGGGCGCTTTGAATCAGCAGAAAGAGAACTAAATGCACAAGAAGAAGAGTTTGCGGAACTTACCCGTCTTGTTCAGAGCGGCGTGACAACCGGAGACGCTCTTCTTAGCACTGCGACTTCTTTTGGAAAAAGATTCGGGGTTGGAGTTGGGCAAGGAACTACTAGCTTGCAAAAAGCGCAATACATTTTGAAAAAAATGGCTGTTAAAAACACAAAAGACATTTTAGGAGAAGCAGGAAAAACTATTTCTGATGCTGATAGAGCCTTAGTTAAACAAATTGTTGGAGACATTGACTCAATTATGGGCGCTGACGAAGATGAATTGTTAAACAGAATAAATCAAGTTTATGAAATGGTTATTACTAAGGGTAGAAGAAATCTTGACACTGGGTATAGAAGTCTTTCTGAAAAAGGAATAAATATTGGCCCTTATGATACTTCAAGACAAAACAGCGCTCCTTTAAACGAAGACGATAGAGCTGAGTTGGAAAGACTTAGAAAGTCTCAAGGAGTTGGCGCATAATGCAACCCTCTGAAGAGTTACAAATTCGCAAAGCGATTGAATCTGGAAGCCTCTCTCCTCGCATGGAGTTGCAGGCAAGAAAATCTATTGAATCAAACTCAGAAGATGTTAGTGAATTAATTGCTAATATTTCTGGCGGCAATATACCTTCTTACAGAAGAAATTCTTTTGAAGACATAGTTGCTAAAACAGGGCCAAAGCCAAGCGTTTTCCAAGGCTTTGCATCAGAAGACATTGACACAGAATCAGGTATTCAAAATGCTGGCCTCCGCGCTGAACTGTCAATGGCAGAGACAGACGATGAACAAGTCGCTGTGCTTCAAAAGTATGGATTAGAGCAAACAGACTTTGCTCGTGACAATCGAGGTCGTTTAGCCGTAACCCCAGCAGGCGCTAAGAAGCTTGGCGTTGACACAGAAAAGCTAACGCTTATTGACGAAGAGGGCTTTAGCCGTAATGACATATCGGATTTAGCTGGTATAGCACCAGAAGTCATTGGTGCTATTGGCGGTGCCATAACTGGTCAGGCACTTATACCCATCCCGATTCTTGGTGCAGCTTTAGGTGCTGGATTTGGTGCTGGTGGAGGTCAGGCCGCTGAAGAAGTGTTTGAAGCTGTTCGTGGAACTCAAACACAGTCGGACGCTGAAGTTCTGGAAGATGTCGGCAAGGAAGCTACTATAGGCTTTTTGGCTGATGCTACCTTTGGCTTGTTAGGGCTTGGCATAAAGGGTGTTAAAGGCTCTATAAAGCCCGGCAAGGGGCTTACTGATGAAGAGCTTAAAGTAGCTGGTGAGTCACTGGAGATGGGTATGACGCCCACTCTAGGCGCTGTAAAAGCACCAGCACTTGTTGCTAGACAGCAGGGAATATCTGAAAAGATGTTCGGCACATCTCAGCGTTTAAAGAACAACAACGAGGTTATGCAAGATAAGCTTGCACAACTCCGCGCCGCTGTAGGGCAGGGAACGGATGAGGAAGTAGGCTCTATACTTATGAACGCAACTGGCAGAGAAGCCAGTAGATTAAAGGGTCTTGAGCGTGAAGCTCAAGAGTCAATTATCCAAACTTTGGATGATCTTGCAAAAAATATTGGAGCGGCGACAGAAAAAAACTTGTCACTTGAAAAAGAGACTTTTGACATCTTGTCTAGCGCACAAAAGGCGTTTGATGATCAAATGAATCTTTTGTTCAAGCCAATAGATGATGCTCTTGAATCAAGCATTGGCACATCAAAGATTATTCCTGTAGGCAGAGCAAAACAATTGGCGGCAACAGCAAAAGAGTTGCAAGCTTCTGGCATCTCTGGCGGCACCATGAAGGAGCTTGATTCTGCGATCAAAGCAGTTAGCACATTAAAGAACACTGATTCTTTTCAGCAGATCTACACAACAAGAAAAACTCTAAATGACATACTAGCGAGAGCCAAAGGAACGGAAGCTCGTTACATATCTGATATGATTCAAGAGTTGGACAAACAGCTAACTATTGGCAACATAGATGATATAGCCAGAACAGCAGGCAGAGGATTTAGCAGAGAAGAATTTGACGTATTGCGTAAAGCGTCCGAGCGTCTTGACACAGCAAGAGGTCAGTACAAGCGTGGAGCTACGATATTTGATGAGTTAGAAAGCGCTGGTGTAATTAAGAGGCTGCGTGAAAAAACTAACGCTGGACAAAGCTTGGGCATTGATGATGTCCGTATGGAAAAAATAATTAAGAACGATAAACCGGAGGTTCTTGAGCGCACACTAAAAGCTGTTAAGTTTTCGGCTGGCGGTACTGGCAGACAAGCCAACGCATCAGCAGAACAATTTCGGCAAAAGCTTGCTGGGGAGTGGTTGCGTGACACGCTGAACAAGTCTGGCATAAGTTCGCTTGACAATTATGCCCCAGAAACATTCAAGGGCGCAGCCTTTGCTAAAGCTGTAAAAGATCTTGGCAGGACGGCTGATACATTGTTTGGCGCGGATGCCAACAAGATACGACAATTAGCTAATCAAATTGACAAAACTTCTTTGTCTAATATGAAGCAGTCTACTGTTGATCAGATATTTAAAGAGGGCGCACCTGAAGGTCTTGTTGGTCAAATGCAAAGACTGGTGAACGCACAAAAAGAAATATTTGAAGCGAACAAAAGTTCGGCTTTCAAAAAACTGTCTTCAGGTCAATTAAATGAAATTGAAGCCGCTGAGTTGATAGCGCATAGATCTACAAAAGCTTCAGACATAGAAAAAATAGTAAAAAGCTTTGCCGATGACCCAGATGCCCTAGCAAAAATACAGGGCAACTATATGGAAAAGCTTATCGCTGATTTTGGCGATACACTTACAACAGATGGCAAAGCTTTAGGGGCGTTTGCAAAACGTCTTCTTGACGCAAACGAAGGCGGAAAACTAACCGCAATATTTGGCAAAGAAACTGGCGAAGACATGGCTAAGTTTGCCAGAATACTAGAGTTCAATGCTAGAACAACGGCTGGTGGTGACTTGGTTGCCGCAAACATAGCGGCAAGTCCGCTACAGAACTTGGGTAAGCTTGTTAGGTTTACTATTATCGGCAAGGTTCTTTCATCTGGCGGATACTATGACGACATTTTAAAACAATATAAGAAACAAATTGTAGGTGAGTCTCCTGATCAGCGCTCCAGAACGCTTGGCAGATTGATGTCTCAAGCGTTTACAAACGCATCCATACAAACTCCGCCGCAAATAGCGCAAGAGGGCATAGCGGAAGCAGAAAGTCAAATTGGCTCTATGATGCAAAGCTCCGGCATAGGCGAACAATTGTCCGGTATTCAGAGTCAAATGACAGGGCCAGTCCCTGCGTCTGGGCTGTCTGCCGCAAACGTATCATCACCGCAACAGCCAGCAGGAAGCATACGTCAGCAAGCCGCAACAAACCCTGCGGTAGCGCAAGCGCTTGGCATACAAGGGGCAACAGCAGGGCTGTTAGGACAACCATGAACATAGATCAATTACGCGAAGAGCTTGCAGACGATGAAGGATGCAAGTACGAGATATATTTGGATCATCTTGGCCTGCCCACGTTTGGTGTGGGAGCATTGGTTAAGGAGCAAGACCCAGAATACGGTCAGCCAGTAGGCACACCTGTATCAGAGGAGCGTGTACGTCAGCGCTTTAAGCTAGACATAGCAGTGACAATTGAAGACTGCCGTCGCCTGTGCAGCAATGTTGATGTTGACTTTGATGAGCTAGACGAAAAGCATCCAGACGCAGCGTTGTGCTTGTGCAACATGGCGTTTAACCTAGGCTATCCTAGACTAAGCAAGTTTAAGCGTATGTGGGCGAATGTAGCGAAGGCCATGGACGATCCTAAAGCGTGGCTAGATGTGGCTACAGAAGCCGAGGACAGCCGCTGGTTTGATCAGGTACCCAACAGAGCCAAAAGGCTTACAGCGCGTTTCAGGGCGCTTGCTGATGCGATTTGATTTAAGTTTCTGAAGGGAGAGTTGCTATCATAAACAGCTTCTCGGCTGTTGATAACGGCATTATTGGGGAGCATATATGTGCGCTCCGTCTGTTGAAGTTAGGCGTATCATGTAGAATTGTTAACATGGGCGCAACGGATATTGTCGCTGAATTTGATGGCAACGTATATCGAGTGCAAGTAAAGTCCAGTCAATTAAAAGAAAAAGCCACCAACAAAAATAATTACGGCTACCAATTCATAGTTTCAAAAGGTGGTAAAAAGGAACCTTTTACACCATATGATTGCGATGTAATTGCTTGTGTTGCATTAGACACAGAAAATGTCTGGTTTTTTCCTGTACACAAAATTTGTAGACAATTGTCAAAACGTATACATCCAAAGCGTTTTGACGAACATACGACTAAGCGCACATGGAAAGATACTATAGCCTATCTTGAGACTTTGTAGCGCCCATAATCACCAAGCCACATGATTCACACTTTGGCGAATCCATTGTGTAATCAACAAAGCATTTACACTTTGGACACTTGTCTTCATCAATGGCTTTTTGTATAGGGCCCTTTTCTTTGCCTTGTTTAGACAATGCTAATTTCATGCGGCTGAACCAATTCCTGCTTTCACATCATCATTGTAATTTTCTTTGTAATGATCTGCAACAAGTTTGGCGATCTGTTGCCCAATTTTTCTGTGTTCGTTTGCGCTGATCTTTACAAGTTTATTGTAAGTGCTAATATCAACGGCAACGGATTTAAATTCTTTCATTTGATTTACTCCCACTAAATAACAAGAATGGGCATATTCTAACATGTTTAAAGGTTATCGCAAGTATAATAAGTATGGCGCTCAGAAGACTAAATTTATGGGTTACACATTTGACTCTAAATGGGAAGCGGAGCGATGGGGTCAACTCACAGCTATGGAAAAAGCCAAGTCAATAAAAAATCTTGAAAGGCAAATTAAGTACGACATTGTTGTGAACGACCAAAAGATTTGTAGGTACATTGCAGATTTCAAATATATTCAAGTTGAGGAAGATGGGTCTGAAGAAGAAATAGTCGAAGATGCTAAAGGCGTTGAAACTGCTGATTTTAAATTGAAAAAGAAATTGATGTTGGCAGTGCATGGGATTGAGATAAAATTATCTAAGAAAAAGCGTTGACATTCTTTTTGAGATTGCTTATCTACAAATTGTGGAAGCAACTAAAAAGGAGGGCGCAATGCTTAATGCACCTACCACATTTATGTCTAATGATCTGACGCCAATCTATGATCGGCGCAAGAGCGTTATGCAACAGATTGCTGATCTTCAGAACGAACTGAAGGTTATCAATAACTCTCTTATCCAACAATTTGAGGATCAAGCCGAGCAAGTTCTTGCCAGCAAGGGCAAAGACTTTGGTCAGGTTACGATCAAGTCTGAAGGTTTTAAGATCTCTATTGACTCGCGCAAGCGTGTTGACTGGGATCAGGAAAAGCTTATGAGCCTTCTTGATAATATGGATAACGAGAACGCGAAGCATTATGCGACAGTCAAGGTGTCTGTTGCAGAAGCTAAGTTCCAGCAAGCCCCACCAGATATTCGCGCAAAACTCTCTGAGTGCCGCACTGTGTATCTGCAAGGCAAATCAGTAAACATTGAGGTTGATGATGCTTAACATTATTACAGCAGAAGAAAGGCTTGCCGAAAAACGCGGTCACAAGATTGTGGTCGCGGGTAAGTCTGGCGTGGGCAAGACCAGTCTTGTCCGCACCTTAAACACGGATACAACTCTATTCATGGACTTAGAGGCTGGTGACGCAGCCATCGAAGGCGTGAAGGTTGATGTCATCCGTCCGCGAACATGGCAAGAGTGCCGTGACTTCGCCTGTTTTTTAGGCGGGGGCAATCCTGCTCTGAACGATGATGCTCCGTACTCTATGGCACACTATCAATATGTGTGTGAGGTTTATGGCGATCCAGAAAAGTTACTGTCTAAGTACGATACGATCTTTATTGACAGTATTACGGTTGCTGGACGCTTGTGCTTCAGTCACTGTCAGAATCAACCAGACAATAGATCTGAGCGTAGTGGCAAGCTTGATACTCGCGCTGTGTACGGTATGCAGGGTCGTGAAATGATGGCTTGGCTGACGCATTTGCAACACATTCGTCAGAAGAATGTGATCTTTGTTGGTATCTTGGATGAGATCACTGACGATTACGGCAGAGCCGAATACAAGCTACAAATGGAAGGCAGTAAAACAAGTCGTGAACTGCCTGGAATTGTAGATGAGGTGATTACCATGACAACGCTGACAAGCGATGAAGGCCAGCAGTTTCGTGCCTTTGTTTGTCATACGTTAAACAAATGGAATTACCCAGCCAAAGATCGTAGTGGTCGGTTAGATATGATTGAAGAACCGCATCTTGGCAAACTGTTAGACAAAATGTCTGGTGGAAAGGCGCAAGTCGATAGACCAATGGCTTTTGTAAATCCTAGTGAAGTGGTTATTGCAGAAGGAGAAGAAACAAATGCTTAACCTAAATAATGTAGCACCAGCAGAATACGATAACGCTCCGCTGGAATTAATGCCTGATGGCACGATTGTTCGTGGCATGGTCAAACTTACTGGTGGCGATGTGGAGTTGCCTGAGTTCGGCGCGGGGCAGTATTTTAAGTCATCACAGTCAACAAGCGCCAAATGGTTGCCTATTGAGGTTACTATCTTTGGTGGCGATTTTGACAAGCGTAAAGTGTGGCACAATATCTTTGTTGATGGTGACAAGCTTTCTGAGCGTGGTGTTCCAGTAGCAAAAGAAATCGGTCTTCGTACATTAAAAAGTATGATTGATAGCGCATTTAATTTGTCATCAAAGGACGACTCACCACAAGCACAATCCGCTCGTAATCTTAACGGTGTTAATGATCTTAATGGTGTAAGCATCTGCTTTGCTATCGGTGTAGAGAAAGGCACTAACGGTTACGCTGATAAGAACAAAATTAAATATGTTCTTACCGCAGATTCTAAAGGCTTTATTGCTGGTTCAGCGCCTGTTTCTACACCAACTGCAAATGCGCCCATGCCTTCTGCTGCACCACAACCAACAACAGCAACGGCTGGCGTTACGCCATCTTGGGCTAAATAGG